TCACGATTTAAATAAACATCGGTTGGTCTTGCATCTTCTTTCGCTCGACCGATTAAAGTCTTTGCTCCGATAGGCTTCAAGCGATAAGCGTGAGCACCGGGAAAGTAAGCCTTGCTAGTCAAAGGAATAACTCCAATGCCAGAGGGCGTAACGAATCGCCCGTAGCTTGGTGCACCGAGCGAGATACATCCTTGATAAGGAATGAACTTGGGTATGGTGTTAATGCAAACAGCATCGTGTTCGAAGATTTGATATTCTGTTTTCTCTTCGTAGCATTTCTCCCATAGAGACATATGAGAAAGAAATGCTGATACACAATTCTCGAGGCGAGAATATCCTTCTCTAAAGAGCGCTAGCGGAATACCCTTCTCTTTAGCAATCTTCAAAGGATCATCTTTAGGTGTAATCGCTGAAAACATCTCAACATCATACTCAGGCATGGAGTCAATGCATCGCTGTGCGCTCTGCACCGATTTCGGCTCTGACATAATTGTGATCACATATGATTTCATAACATTATTCTTTCTATTTGCTCAAGCTCTTTTTTATGAACAGTTCTTGTGATGGACGCACCGCCATCGTAATGCACCCATTGATGATGACTTGTTCCGTGAACCATGACTTGCCACCATCCAAACTCCGCGGCAAGAAGTTTCTTATCAGTATGTAGTTGTTCGATAAATTTAGAATTCCAGTCATCATAACGATGAAGTACAAGACCTGAGTCGAGGAACATATCTTCGACTTGACGAATCACAGCAACACCATCTGCTCTTCGATGATTCATCATTGGAAAGTCCCAGCTTGCTTTTTCTCCTATGTGCACGACCGAAGTGAAATAATCACCGCGTGTACAAATGCTCATGGTACATGGGGTATTATACACTTCTTTTGCATACGTTGTAAAGTCTAATGCAGGAGATACGGTGGTGTCCCATCTGCATCGAACAATCACGTCATAGATACCAGCGTATCTCTTCACAAGTTCGTTGTGTATGAGTATCTGCTTCGTTTGGTGTAGATGACGATCACTGGGATTCTTCAGCTTCTTATGATACTGATAGTGATTACTGGCTTTAGGATTTTCTACGTAGGGGCTGTAATGAATTTCGAAATGTTCTAGAATCTCAACGTTGCCATTCAGAGTATTCAAAAAATCCTGATATTCTTCGACTTGATAGTCCCACACACCATAGATTATATCTGCTTCAGGAAAACCATTTCGAAGCAGATTAATATTCAGATTAAGTTGTTCTAGGGAGCCGCGAATCTGCCCCGAAACAAAAATGCCTATTCTCATAACGTTGTCGTTGAGTCAACACCTTGAACTTTTGTTGCGTAGTTTCGCATCACGCCGAGAACTCTAGGCATTAGTTGTTTGCACATCAGCGCGTCATTTGGCCAAGCACCGAAGGTCGTTGCTAGAGAGATTAATTTTCTCGCGCCATCGGGCTTGATGAAATAGGCAGAATTGCCAGGTAAACCTTGAGGTATGTTATCGTTGTCAATTTTAGGAACAGGCACAACGGCTTCTTCGCGATTCTGAACCGCTGTATGATATTGCTGGGCGCGTCTTGTCGCACCTCGTGGATCATTCAACCCGATGATATCGAACCGGCTCTGATTTAACACAGCAACATCTACATTACGAGTGAAGAGAGCGTCATGCTCAAAAATGAACATACCATCTTCACTCTTTGCGCATTTCTGCCAAAGAAGATAATGAGAAAGAAAGCAAGCGATACGCTTTTCAGTCACAGCAGTCTTGTATGGGTGCTTCCACAAACCAGATTGTAGATCAAGCACTGGCTCGCTCATAGGATAGTTCCATTTCAGATCATGAAGTTGCATCAAAGGAACTACCCGTTCAGGCAATACGGCTTCAAACTTAGTTATTTCATGCGCAAACTTTACCGCCTTCGCTGATTCTATAAGCTTGTCTGCACACAAATTCGAAAGCTCATTGTCTTTCATTGTAATTACATAAGCATCATTTAACATCTTTTTCTACCACTCTGTAGATCACGCTGTCTGGCTTTCGTGAAGTTCTTCTCATATCAAAAACACCGACTCGATATTTTTTAAGAACAGACATAAATCGTCTATATTTTTGTTCGTTGTATTCGTCGGGTAAACGTTTAAGCCACGTGAACTTCCACTCACGTTCTGTTAATTTGTGCAGAGGAAACACGTCCTCAATAAAGTATACACCATTTTCTTTTTTAAAGTCTATTAGATTTAAAAACGTTTTGCGATTTGCATCAGGCGTGTGTAAGCCATCGTCGATAATAAAATCAAACTTAATGTCTTCGCCCCAGGCTTCTTTAATAGCCAGAGGTAGGTCAGGATCACGGCTATCGTGATTGATATAGTGCATTCTTGGATTTCGAAGAACTGGAATATGAAATGGTTTTACTCTGTCAAAAATATCAATGCCGTACACTTCTGCATTTGGAAAATATTCAAGCCAGCAAGTGTGGCTCAGCCCCTTGTAGATTCCCACTTCTAGAATTCTAATGGGATCGTTTCTTACGGCTTCAAAATCTTTTTCGTAAGCGCGATAATAATGATGGGCAATTCTACCCTCGGTTCCTTTGTCACAGCCATGTTTATTAAAAATATCTAATAATGTTTCCATTTACCAATTCTTTCTTGCGTTCGATTTAGGAAATTCTGAAATGCTAGATTCGATATTCAAAAATTTTTTCAGTTGAGAAGCAGGATCGCCACCAACAATATCCATCACAAGAAAATCGTTCGGTCTGTTCTTAAAGTATTCGCGCACATCAGCATCGTGCCTTTCATAGGCTTCACCATACAGCTTACGATCCCAATCTACACTTCCATACACATTGCGGCGAAGTTCTAACTGGGAGCTTGCTTGATTGACTCGCCCTTTCTTTCTCAGAAAATATGGCTCTACTGCGTCGACCCAATTCTCTCGCACAGTGTAGACAAACTTAGAATTGGGGAACATCTTATCTAGTTTCTTGTAATGATAAGCAACTGGAATGTCGCTCGCGCCATCACCAAAACCACCGAACAGTTGTGTTTCGTTTGGGTAATGGATGATGTTGTAGCCGACAAGTCTCATGAAGTCGCTAAAACTTGTGGTACCTGTGCGAGACAGACCTATGCAGTAAATCACTTAATCATAACTCCATTATTCATAGAAAACCATTCGCTCTTAGGCTTGTTAGCCACTTGCCAATGCCACTGATTGTTTTGATTGTCAGCACCACGCATTTGAATGTGAACAAATTTTGTATCGGGTGTCTTAGAGTCGACAGCAGTACGTGCAAACGAAGAGCCATCGTCATAAGGATCCCATGTAATGCATCGATTCCACTCGGTGTCTATCTCTTGAAAATCAATCATCATAGACATTGCCATGGCGTGTAGATAGCCTTGATCAGTACCGTACACTTTACCAGCAACGATAGGATCCCGTTCAATCATATTCACATATTCTTGAAAGGGTTTAAACTGCTCTCGACAAATGCGTAAGCCAGCGTTTGAATATAAGACAACACCTGAGTTGAATACCACCAGTCGCCCTTCGTCATCTGTGTGTAAATCACAGTCGTACTTTTCATTGACTAGCTTAGCCCATTGTGCTTCAGTCTTTCGATTACACTGCTTGTTCAATTTTGGATCATGACGATATTGTGGCTGTAAAGGTTCACGAGCCATACCTAACTCACCATTCCAACCATCAAAAATGCTTTCTTCTAGCCCATCGACAGGAAAAATGTCTGTATCACAGAACAGCACATTGTCATACTCAAGGTACTTGTCGTCGAAAACTGGCTTAAAACAACCGTAGTAGGGCGTCACTCGCCCTAGCCCAAACTTCTTGCCGAAGTTCGCATTACGCTCAAACACATAGTCGGCGCCAATTCGCTCAGCATATGCTCGCATACAGTCAGAGCCATACTGTGCGCTCGGGCGAACATTACCGTCCCAATACTGATAGATCACATTCTTCATGCGTAATGTTCCAGATACCATTTCACAAAGTTTTCAACACCGACTTCGATAGGCGTAGTGGGATTGTAACCGATAGACTGTAGCTTTGTGGTGTCACTCCAGGTCTCAGTAGCGTCAGCAGGATGTTTCGGACCGTACGCTTTGATTGCTTTCTTACCAAGTGATTGCTCAATCGCGGCAACAAATCGCTCAAGTTCTACTTGCTTACCATAGCCAATGTTGTACATGTCGCGAGGAGTCATGTTCTGAGACACCAAGAATATACCTTGCACAATGTCATCAACGTACGTGAAGTCTCGCTTCATATCACCATAGTTGAACAGTGTGATTTCATTGCCTGCAAGGATGTTCTTCGTAAAGTCAAACAGCGCCATATCAGGGCGCCCCCATGGACCATAGACTGTAAAGAATCGTAGACCAACAGCGTTCGGAATCTTAGAGATTGCAAACTGTGATTCGTTGATACACTTCGTATAGCCGTAAGGATTGATTTGCTGAAACAGATAGTCGTCTTCTTTCCAAGGCAGAGGATTGCCATGCATCACACAAGACGTAGAAGCATAGATGACATTTTCGACACCAGTTTTTTCACAAGCAAGAATTAGATTCATCGTGCCAGTAACGTTGTTGTCGATATACTCTTGAGGATTGTCCATAGAGTAGCGCACACCAGCCATAGCACCGAGGTGAACGACAAGATCAGGCTTTTCAAAAGAAACGAAGTCTGCTACACTAGATTTGTCTTTCAGGTCGATAGGATCACACACAACACCATATTCACCACTCAGTTTGGCACTGCGCTTATACTTAAGCTCTGGATCATAATAACTGTTAAAGTTGTCTATGCCGACAACATCATGACCTGCTTCTTTAAATTTGATAGCTGTATGGAAACCGATAAAGCCAGCCATGCCTGTGATTAAAACTTTCATTCAAGAATTCCCTGCTTCACTAGTTGACGATAATTTTCAATTTTAGGGCGCTTCGGACCACCTTGAAAGACTTTAGGGCGAATATGAATAATATACGCGCTGTCTACATCATTCTGAAAACTACTACGATTCCAGAGGTCCTTTTTCAGATACGTCTTGTCATCCACCTTCATGTTTGCGCGAACAGCGAGGCGGTGCATAATACCTTCATCTTCGTAGTTATTATGAAACATATTCATCTCACTGTCAACCATTTCTTTGCGCAAACGCTGTCGAACTTCACGCTCAAGGCGATAGATCGAACCACCCCAATACGGATATTTAGGATCGCCGAGTAATGGAAATCTGCGCTGTAGATTACGCACTAGAGTTTCTTGAATGCCAAAATGACGACCAATGCCTTTGTCGTCTGTGAAGATATTTTTCTTCATGCCCTTGCGCGTGAACATGTCAATGTCGATCATGACCACAGTGTCGTATTCGTCGAACTGTTCGTCAAGCATGATCATCTTCTGACACGGTGGGCTTAGATGCGGGCGAAAGACGTTGCCGCGAACAAGGTGATAGTCAGCACCGCAGAACTTTGCATATGCTTCCATGTTTGCTTTTGATAGCTCTTCTAACTCGCCAAGCTCGCCTGTGTAGTGCTGTAGAATAATGTTTTTCACTTAAAGAATTTTCCTAAAACGTTTTTGTCATGATTGACCCAGCCATCAAAACATCGATGCGCATTGCCATTTGGTTTACTTAGGATTTGATACCAACCCATTTCTGCGGGATGCAGTCTCTTCTCTTTGTGTAGCAACTCCACATATTCGCGATTCATAAAGCTTGTTGGGTGGATAATCATCTGATCAACGATCCAATGATAATGACGCCCACCAGAATTTGTGTCGAACTGTCTCAGTTTGTCAAAGTAGTTTTGCTTTGTGGCTGAAAAAGCGTTTATGCGATTGTTTTCGTATGTATCAATCACGTACGGAATAAAATCAGCGTCTTTATAAATCCAGGTGTCAAATCGTGCGCGTACGATTACATCATACTGATCTTTAATAGTATCACAAAGCCAGGCATGAATCAAGTGTTGTTTTGTATGGTGTGAAGTCCACTCGCGACGCTGAAGCCCACCACGAGCAATAAACGCTTTTGTTTCGGCGAATCGATTCGACTCCCACAATTCACTTGGCACATCAAAGTAAGGATGGTAGTCTATAGTCGGCTCGGGATAATACTCGCACGTTTCGTTTGGAAAATTTCTTTCAAATGCCCCTTGATATTGCGACCAAGTTGCATAATGAAAATCGTAGTTCGGGAAGAATTGCTTGAGTCTTTCATTGTTCTTTTTTAGATTTGTGTTAGCGTTTTTGCTAGCGCAAACGCCAGAAATACACACCGCAACTCTCATATCAAACTCGCTTGAAGAAATGATCTACATGAAATTGATCTACTTTAGTATAGCCAATATCGCTCAGAAAATCAAAGCATTCTTTCGTGTTTTGATTTAGATTATTAAACTCAATCTGTAAAAGAGGCCAGTTATTATTTTCAAGGGTCTTTATCATACCCTTCAAAGGGCGTAATACGAAACCTTCAGTGTCAATCTTAATGAAATCAATTTCAGTAAAGTCGTAATCGTCGACAGGTACTGTTTGCATTTTAATTTCTTTTGCGCTGTATCCCGCTCTTCTTTTGTAATGCTCAGTCTCTTCGGTAATGATTAGAGAAAGCCCAGTGTTACCCGCACGTGTGATCATAGTCAGTTCTTCGCGAGCATCAGAGACGGCATAGGGATAGACTCTGGTATTCATAACATGAATCAAATTGACTTTCAATATATCATGATATAAAGGTTCGAACGAATAGACTCTCTCAAAATTGTTTGCATAGCGAAGCGCAGTTGTGCCAATATGCCCACCGATATCTAAACAACCGCGCTTTTTATCAAGATATTTTTCAGCGATTTCCCAGTCAGGCAAAGTCATAGAGTAGAGTTCACCTCTATTCTTAAACCCTTGATAGAACGTATCGCCCTTAGGAAGTTTCCACTGCGCAGGTTCTTTATACTGCATGATAATTCTTCAGATAGTATTCTAAATCCTCGGGTGTGCCAAGCCCCCACATTGCTTTTGCTTCGTGAATGCGAATCTTTTTACCATCTTCGATTGCTTCGTTAAATACTGGGCACACATAGAATTCATTGTTTACCCGAATATCTCTTTCAATCATTTGCTTTGCATACTTGACAAAATCACTGCCGTGCTTCCAGTAGTAGTAGCCAACGGTCGCGTTGTCACTGATAGGATTCTTTTCTGCAACCTCAGTAACAAGCCCAGTCTCTTCATTCACTTCCGCAAACGACCATTTTGGATGCGTTGCTTTGAACGTAACGATACCACCGTCGGCTTGTGTCTCTTGCATCTTGTACATAAACTCAACTGGATCCCATTCAACATACTGGTCACTATTTGCGAAGAACAGAGGTGCATCATCGTCAATGAAAAACTCTGCGAGCAGTGCAGTGCAAGCCGCGCCTTCTGTCATACCATCAGCCACTACCATAGTACAACCAGGAGCGATTAGATTCAACATCGTGTAGAGATTGTATTCTTCAAGGTGTTGTTTCTGAACCACAAAAATATAATTTGCGTCTAGCCCTAGATTCTCGACAACTCGCTGAATCATAGGTGCACCGTTCACATCGATCAGTGGCTTGGGAAATGTATAGCCTGCTTGAGCAAAGCGCGAGCCTGCGCCTGCCATAGGAATCAGTACGTTTAGTTTATCGTCCTTCCACTTGTTCACGATGCGCTCTCCATTAATCTTGGGCATGATATTCTCGACCGTCACTTGCGACGGATCCGTTACTCTTATATATTTGGCGCGTGAACGCTCGGCTGCCAGCAGACCAGGAGGGGAGTCTTCAATGATGATTGTTTCGTCTGGCAAGCAGTTCAGCATAGACATAGCTTTCCAGTACATTTCTGGATGCGGCTTGCTGTTCTTTACATCTTCGTTGGATATGATCACCGAACAGTGTTCAATGAGATCGGACTTCGCAAGTGCAGTCAGTACAGTCTGGCGAATGCTGTTAGAACAGACGCCAATCTTGTAACCTTTGCTTACAAGTTCTTTGAATAGCTCTACGATCTTTGGTGTAGGTTGAAGATTGCGAATCTCTAATTGCGTGAGGTGTTGCTTCTCTTCATAGACTTTCGAATGAACTTCAAGGGGAAGCCCCTTGTTATGCGTGAGCATTTCAAGTTTCTGTAGCGTCTTATGCCCGTCATAAATGTTCAGATGCTCTTCGGGAGTAATAGCATACTTGCTACCCAAAGCTTGATTAAGGGTGCGATAGTGAATTTCTTTTGCGTCGATTAAAACACCGTCAAGATCGAATAATATAAGTTTAATCACTAAGCACCCGTATTGTAATAGTTCTCAATATAATCGGAACAAATGCCCAAGAAATTAGTTGTGTCTGTATTATGTATCTCAGGCATCATTGCAATCGACAAAGGCTGGATGTCAGCATCGATCGGAATATCTTTACCAGGATAAGCAATGATTGCTTGCTGAGACGTGATGTTATATGCATCACTATCGTGGTAGAAATAATGATACATGGGACCATTCAAAATTGTTTGACCGAGAAAATGTATAATGGCTTCAGGATTCTTGCAATGAATCAGAAGTTTATTCTGTCGCTCTCGAAAGAAAGATTGCTCAACGCTCTTCATGACTATATCTGTATCAGTAGGTTCGTCATGCGAAAGAACTAACACACCGTTCTTTTTCCACACATCAACTTCACACGTAAAGCCTTTACGAATGGCAGAGTCGATATGCGAAGGAGTATTTTCTAACTCAGGAACTGGACCCGTAAGATTGCCTCGATGAGAAATATACAGTTTATTAATGATAGCCTCATCAATAAGAATGTTGTCATCGGAATCAGCAGGAATAGCTACGCTGGCGGAATCCTGCTGTACGTAGATTAAATTTCCGTCTGAATCGTACATCATAGAACCATCAGAGTCGTATATGTAAGCTATGTTACCGTCCGAGTCTAATAGATTTCCTAAACCATCTGAGTCTTGTATTGTCATTTGAACCAGCTCACTAAAACTATTCGGTGCCCTTGTTTTACCCTAGTCACGCCATGAGTTGTAACAGCGTCATACACTACAGACTCGCCATCTTGCATTTCAACAATGTCCGGGATAATATCTTTGCCAATCGGCGGCGGACCATCATTTACTCTTTTGGCGTATCTGTTTCGGGGTCTCTTGTTCTTAGTATATTTATCAAAAACTAAAGTACAACCGCCAACTAAATTTACAGTCTCAATAATAGTAACGATTGTCATCTTTACAACTTTAGCATCATCTGTATGTAGTCGCGTAAAAGAGTCGACAGGATATTTGATGAAATAATGTGACTGTGGAGTAAGACCTTCGGGAGCGTATTGATTAAGCTTTTCTAATTCTTTTGTCCAACTCTTGTAGGGGATCGTTCTTTTATCAACGTCGAACAGATTATAATCTTGATGCGCTAAAGATTCTTCAAGTGAATGAAAAAGAGACAGTAGATTGGCTGTCTCTTCGTCGGTAAAGATTTTCTCAACTTTGTAATTAGTTGTCATGTCTCAAAGCTAGACCAGAATAAACGCCTTCACTGTTGTAGATTGTAGAAAGTTGAAGATCGACATTTAAAAAGCCATAACTGCGAAAGAATTCGATCCACTGCTTTCTGGTCCAACGAATCACGTGAGTCGGATCGACTCGCGAACATTCAAGCACATAATCTTCGCCCTCTTTAGCGCAGACAGGAATGCGAAAAACAATGGCTTTTGTTTTAATCTTATCAAAAAATTCACGCAATTCTTTTTCGGGCATGTGTTCAAATACATCTAGACCAAACACAATGCTATGATCACGATTGAAATCTACTTCTTTTCGAACGTCATGCCCGCGCTTCTTGGCTTGCTCAATTGCCCAATCAGAAATGTCCACGCCATAACACGTGTTGACTTCGCGCTCTAGCCCTTTGAGAAGAAATCCAACAGCACAACCGAAGTCTAGAACAGGAGAATGCACCAAGCGCATCTTACGAAGGTACGCAAGCACTTCTTCGGCTAATCGAATGTAGCGATCTTGACGATCAAGGTAGTTTGTGTAGTTATTGCTTTCGTAATATTCTTTATCAAACATCATGCAAAATTCCTATCATCAATATCCATTCTTTGAGCCACCGTATGAAGCAAACGATTATTGTTGTAATACAAACACGTTCCACACGCTTTGCCCCAACACTTACCTTTGTTGTCTCGTACTTCGTAAGGATAGCCATTCATAGAGTAATTTAAATTACAATTATCCCATATTTTAACTACATCGTCAATACTACCGAGCGAAAATTCTAACTTGTACGTACGATCTTCTAGCACGTGACTTGTACACATGTAGACTTGATAATCACCGCCATCGGGATGCGGTGCGATATATGGGCGCGTAAGACCAACGTAGCAACCCTCTTCGAAAGGGCGTGTTGCGTCCCAGATATCCTTAATGAAGAACTTCGACAGACTGTCAATCTCTTCGATAACTGGGCGCCATTTCTCTTGAATCTGTGTCTGATAACCATCAACAAGCGCATTGCCTGCGATGCGACAAAACTTAATGTCGGGATTTAATTCAATTAGTTTTGCAATCTTTTGAATGGTTTCTTTTGTTGTTCCGACATAGGGTTTGTTCGTACGTGACAGTTCATCAGGCACACCATTTGTGCTGTCATAAATGATATAAGACAGACCAATCTTGTCGCGAGGGCATGATCCAAAATCATAATCTTCGGGTTGTTTGCCTTCGTCAAGCTTGATCAGACTGATACGAATCCAGTTGATACGATCATAGATGCCTGGCTTTAGATGACGTTCAAGTTTCTCTGTGTTGGTGATAATACCTACATCAAGCCCAAGCTCACTACAGAGCATAACAACGTCATTAATATCTTTCTTGTTTTCTTTGTCACGATACAGCATCGGATTACCACCACCCGTAATCTCGACAGCTTTAGCGCCCAGCGTTTTGAAATCGTACATCATCTTGACCAGTTTTGGCCATGGAATGTAACTCTTCAATGGGCGCCCTGCAACGGAACAGAACGGGCAGTCGCTGTCGCAGATTTCGCATAGAGACAACTGAATGTTGATAGGCTTAAATGTATTTTCGTACTGAATTGAGTACAGCACATCAGTATGCTGTAGATACTTGTCGCCCCAAGTGCTGTACTTCTGTGTCTTTTCTTCGTAGCTCATATCTGCTTCATTAACTCTTCTACATTCTCGCCTTGATTTGGTAGCTTATCTTTTAAAAAGAAATGCACAAAATGACAATCTTTTATGTCGACGTGTGCAGTATATAGACCGTTCCATTTCCAGTCAAGATGTTTAACAGGAACGTTATATTTTTTAAGAAAGAAATTAAGCAACGTCTGATCGGTACTCCATTTCCATGGACCTTTACCGTTCACGAAGTCCATAAACTCTGTGCGTTCGATGAATTCTTTTGCATTCTGCCCTTTGAGATAAGGCTTGAACTTAGCGCAATTCAGCACAATCATACCCATGTTAAAGAATTCAAAGCCAAGCTTGTTAGGCTTAAAGTCCATCTTATTGCTGTGTAACGATGCGTATTGCATTTGCGAGTAGTTTACGATCTTTGCTTTGTACCAGTCTTGAATCGGCATCTCACGCTCACAGACTGCACCGAAAGCATAATCGTCATCAGCATAGAATGCTGTCTCAAAAATGTTTGGTGCGTCAGGGCGAATGTAAATATCTGCGTCGACGATAGCAATCTGATCGTATTCGTCTAGCAAATCAAATGCATTTTCTTTTTCGTAGATAGGTAAAAATCCACCATGATTAGCCGTAGCTTCCTTGCTACGATTGCTCATAAATGGATCAGGCGTGATTCTGAGAATAGGGTTTTGTTGCACATAATGTACAATGTCATATTTTTTGCAGTAGTCAGCCACGCTTTCAATACAGTGCTTGTAAAGCCTAGAGTTTTTTGCTTTACCTAAGCACACTTGATATATCAGTCTTCTCATGATCTAAGCCTTGTTGTGTTCGATTGTCACACCAACTTCAGGGTTTTTAAACTGTTGACTCTTGTACTTATACCACTTGCCGAACTTATCACACGTCCGATGAATCCATGCGTCAGAGTTGTAAACGATTTTTTTATCGTGTCTAATGCGCATCAACTCTCTAGCGGATTCTGGCTTGATGAAATAAGCACCACCTGCAAGCTCTAGCTTCTTCTCAATAGGCTTACCGTTTCTTGTGACTGTTCTCATATCATTAGAAAGACAAGCGATATCGTGTTCGAATACTTCGCTCTCAATCGGTTCGGCGAGAATGATATCATGCTCGACCACAATCAAAGGGGTTTGGGTGTCCCAGCATTTTTTCCAAAGAAAAAAATGACTTTACCAAACGGCTTTTTCAGTGGGTGTAAATTCTACATCTGTGCCACGCGAAAAACTGTGCTTGAGTTTGAAGTTAAGAAAGTTGCAATCCTTTTCTAAATCTTTGGGAGTTTTGGCTTCGAAGTGATTTACCTTGAAGCCATGTTTTTCCCAAGACGGTTGCGCGATTTCTCTGTAGTACTGCGAAATAGGATTGTCGCTGATTGCGATCATCCATACTTCTGGCTTAGCGATAATCATTCAAATCAAACTCTGTACCGTACATCTTGTATAGATCACGTTGATGATTAGTATACACCAGAACTTCAGGATCGTCAAGTAGAAAATCACAATTTTTACAGAAGTCTGGATAGTTACCTGTACGATGCTGTTCTCTCAGTGTTTCGTACGCTTCACCGTTCCAGATTTCTTCGACGGTGTTTTGGCTTGTATGCCCGAGAACAGCTTCCTCATCTCGCCCAAGAACCTGACAACATGGTGCTACTGCGCCAGTGCGCCCGTCAAGCCCGCCAGCACGAATAACTAGATCAGGGCTGAATGGGCGCCCACAGGTCTTGACTTCACCTGTTCTGCCATAAGTAGGGTCGTAGACACCACTCCAGTTGTGCATCTTCCAAATCTCTGTCTTAATACCAAGAGAGTCAACTAGCTCACGATATTCTTTAAGTTCAGCCTCTAGATTGTCATTGTCAGTAACTAGATGATAAGTTGCAACTTCACACTTACTACCCGTTGCGTCGACGTACTCTTTCATTTCACGAATGTTTTGCACAAGCTCATCAAAAGAACCACCTACACGATTGTGCATCCACTGACGATACTTTTCGGGATTGGATCCGATAATCGAAAAACGAAAGAAGTCCAAACCAGCATCAACGCAGTCACGCATGAACTTGCCTTTCATACGAAAACCGTTTGAAAAGATAACTGCCATAGCGCCATATCTTTTTACGATTTTAATGTAATCAGGTAGATTGCGATTCAAGGTAGCTTCACCCGAACCATCTAGGTTCACAACACGTAACCCATGCTTCGCGCAGTCAGCAACGTTTGCTTCGAATTCAATCAGCGTCATCTTACGCAGAAAACCTTTGTGTCTTCCGCCTGTACGCATGTCTTGTGGGCACATGGAGCAAGAGTAATTGCACCCACCATTCACTTCAATCACTGCTCTATCAATCTTCAACATTTAACTCTTCCAGTAGTTTTTTCTTGTATCGATTCGCTCTCATATCCATGTGAGCAAGCATCTTAGGTAACTTATTTAGATACGCATAAAAATCGTTGTTTGGTTCGTCAGGCTTGTAAAAATGAACGCCCTGTGGATTATGCGTTTCGATGATACCACTGTCACCTAGAGCAATGACTGGCTTACATAGATTCTTAGCAATGTATTGCCACATACCGTCATAAAAAATACAGAAGCGACAAGTGCGAATATGATAAAGGGCTTCGCGAACAGGTGTACGATAAGACAACTCTGTTAGCTTAAAGCCCTTTTGCTCAAGTGTGTGAATGATTCTTTCCCAATCATGATTGGTGAAAGTTCTCTTCCAACCTCGAGGAATGTCTTTGTTGAACAAGGGGCGCCAGAAGACGACTTTGTTTTCTTCAGCTTCAGCCCAAACGTCTTTTCGAAATATCCACGAAGGGATACCATCAAGCACTGCTAGTGGGCTTCGCTGTCTTTGAAAACCTCTGTGTCTTAAGGCGCGTATCTCAAGATCGGTTGAATCGAATATGTGATTCATTCGAACCGCATCTTTATCATAATAAAAATTATGAAGATACTCTGCTCGCTCTACGATGGTTTCGGGATCTTCGAAGTGGTGTAGATAATCTTCGCTGTGTTCCCAGTATACGTTCATCGTGACATAAGGAACGTCACGTCTCTGACGCATTAGATGGACCATCATATGTACTGCATTTAATCCGAACAGTATATCACCGACGCCAATAGTTCCTTTCCAATCGACTTCGTTTGAGTCAGCAGGAAAAAGATAAGGATGTTTTTTTATTGGGTCACGATATAGATCAAATTTCATCAGTAAATGTCAGCGATTTTGTCCAATCTATATTTTTGGTATAATGAATCGTGTTCGTCTTCATCACGGGGGCGACGATCAGTCGAACTCCGCGATCTATCCAAATACTGATTCTTGTGTTTGTTGCGTTTCTTGTTGCGTGGATCAAAGCGGCTGTACTTTGCCATGATTTAACGTCCTTGCCCTCGATATTTTTTGTAACTACGTCTCGTAGCTTTGTTCATCGAAGAAGTCTTCACAAGACCCCGACCAATCGAAGTAGATTTCAACGTAGGTTCGGGGCGAATTACAACACCAGTTTTTACTGTCTTAGCCATGATTAACTAACACTCTCCAAGCGGCTCATGAGCCTTTCTGCACGATTAGTGACTTGATTATACCACAAACTGTCACGACCTTCAAGTGCCGCCGTAGCCCAATCACCAGCTTCAATCGCGGCATTGAATTTCTTAAATTTGCTGAGGCGCGGCCGCCCCATGTTGAACATCATATTAACCAAGATTTGTTGGACTTCGTCTGGGTAAGCTCCAAAGTTCCCTTCGCCGTATAGGTTATGGCACTCTCCGATGGCAACCTCAAGGTCTCTATCAAAACACGCCCGGACTCTTTCTTCACTAACTGAAGTTCCAACTGGTTGTCCGTGTTCCTCATCACCTTCGACGATAAGGTGACCGACTCCAAAGGTGGGATACCCGAGATGATCGTTGTAGATTTCATAGACTACGCCCTCGTCGATTTTTAACTGTTCGTACACTGCTTCTCTGTTCATTGAATACTCATCCATTCCTTTGTCATAATGTAGTCTCTCACGAGACCACTCCTTACAATATCTTCCCAGTTGAAAGAAATCACTGAGAAGTTCCTTAACTGCTCAAGGATATTTAGAAAGGTATTTATGCCTTTCTTGTCATTTTCTGATTTAAAGTCCGATTGATAATAATCGCCGCAGAAGATGATCTTCGTGCAATGTCCGATCCGAGTAATGACAGAATCCAGTTCGTGAAAGTTAAGATTCTGCATCTCGTCCACGAGGACAATGCTGTGATCGTATGTGAGACCACGAATGTAGGACGTAGACTCAAAAGTAACGTATTTGTTAGCAACCAGTTTATCATAAGCTTTTTCGTCCTCAAATAGCTCAGCCGTAATTGAACGATAAGGACCTGTGTATGCGTTAAGTTTCTCTTCAATCGTTCCAGGAAGATAGCCTACGTCACGCGTAGGGACGACTGAACGAATAATACGAAGAGACTCATAGGGTGACGCTTTGTCCATCACTTCTTCAAGCGCGAGATACATTGCAAGAAATGTTTTACCCGTACCCGCAGTGCCTACAAGAGCCATGTTGTCGCCATCTTTCCATGCCGCAAAAGCTTCTTTCTGGCGCTCCGTGATAGGATCGATAGTAATAAGATCGTCAATGCGAATGTTCATTGACTCGCCATTCATTTGTTTTTTTGTCATTGTCATAATTTAATGGTATTCTTTACTTGTTTACCTGCGGCTTTTTTAATACTTTTCAAGTGGCTTTTCCAACTGTCTGGAGTTTTATTGACAATGTTACCTGTGTGTGTAACAAGGGCTGGTGCACCGATGACTTGTTCCCATTCACCTGCTTCTCGTAATTCTTCCATTGCAGAAATTGTCATGATCTTTTCAACAATTTCTCCGGTATTCTTGTTTCTCATGGTGTATATTGGCATGTTAGTTTCCTGAAAATCCAATCTATCTATAAAGAAATGAGCCCCGAAACCGAGGCTCACCCTAGATATGGATCACCCCCTTAGGCGAGTTTCAACTTGAGATATTGCGGCGTCAAGAAAGGATTGACGTTTAGCTACTTTGTATGCAATCTCAGTTTTACCTCTTTTGTTCAGTTTGTGAATATAATGTCCAAGTTCTCTAGAATCTTTCTTCAATCTTTCAATTTGATTGGATTCCACCATAGGCGCTCCTTACGATATTTTTATATTGTTTACTTGGATCATGATCATTCTTGGATTAACTGTGGGAAGGCCTCCTTAACAAGATTCTTAGTCAATCCTTTCACAGGGCTTTTCTTGTTGATCATAGACACTAAAATTTCAGCATCTCTGGGGTGCACCGCCTCGAGCATATCAATGAACATACGCTCGCGACGAATAGGCTTAAGGTTGCTACTTTCGCGCAAACCTTTTACAAAATATTTGAAATTGCGATGCCAGCGCAGAAGAGTGGACGGCGCCGACTGAGGATTATTCGGTGTGTAGGGAGGGGTACCTTCAGGTAGATTCCACTGAATGGTTTCGTCGAACGTCCCTCTGAGTACATCGAGGAGAGCCATTATATCGTTCTTTCTCAAGATTTCGATTCGCTCTTCTTTTGTTTTTGCATTTTCTACTCTTTCTAAGATTTCGAAAACTTCAAGCTTCTTGGGATAGATTGCCATTAATAATCACCTTATTATATATTCTTCCCCGGACGCGTTAAGCTTATTCTACACGAGTTTCCAGGATTTGTCAAGTATAGATTTATTTATCTTATTTCAAAATTCCATTGAGATGCTTTGAGTGAATTTTACAACCAATGAATTCGTTGTAGTATTCTTGTCGAAGTAAAACATCTTCTTGAAATTGGAACTTCGCTTCGTAATAAGAACATTCGCCCTTGGTGGTGCATAGTCTTAGTATCTCACGATAATAGCCTTTCCCACCATTCTTTTCAACAAGCAATTTCAACTCTTCGTTAGAGCCGTAGTAGTCTTGCCAATCAGATTGCTTCTTGACAGTGCGCTTTCTTTTTTGCCCCTTCAGAGGCGGCAGCTTGCGCGTAGCCCAGAAAAACTTTTTACCGATATACATTCTACCGTTATTTAAGTCAGTAATCTGATAAACAAAACCAACGTACTTGCTTAGTTCTTCTTCAGTAGGCGTGTAAGGTTTATCGTTATAAAACCACATTTAAAATAGCCAATAGTCACCTTCATATTCGACAACAACGTGATGAAGCCCTGTTTGATCTAAAACTTTCAGCGCATCTCTTACACTATTTAGAATAGGCTTTCCTTGCACATTAAAAGAAGTGTTGATCAGAACACCATCAAACGCATCTAAAATATTATATAGCTTTTCGTTAGACTCTTTGGTGACCACTTGTAGTCTTGCGGTATTATCGAAATGAGTGATTGCGGGTAAGAGTTGCTGATACTCTGGCTTTACGTCAGCAACAAACTGCATACACTCCATATTATCGAATGTAGAGGAATAGAAATACTTGTGCGCGTCTTCTTTTTTGCAGATAGGTGCGAATGGTCGGAACCACTCACGGAACTTAACCTTCGCATTTAGAATGTCTTTCATCTTAGGATTCGACGCATCACAAAGAATGGAGCGATTGCCTAGCGCTCTCGGTCCGACTTCTAGATTACCTTGACAGAGACCGATAATCTTTTGATCTTTTAATAGTTGTGCGATTTCTTGAACGGTGACTTTTCTTGCGCCTCGCTCTTGAATTCTAGCAGGAATTGACGTATAGTCTAACAATGGCGGACCTGCAAACGTCAGATTATATTTTTTATTAAGCACACCAGTTTCTGTCAAATGGAACGCTAGCATACCTAGGCTCTGACCACCGTCACCACAGTTCGGTGGCACATAAACGTTAATGTCAGGAAACTCTCGCTTGATTCTTTCGTTAGCAAGGACGTTTAGCGCAGTACCGCCAGTCAGAATGAGATTGCCGTCGTACTCACGAATGGTTTCAATGTAGTTCTTATCGATCCAGTCGACGATATCGTCTTCTAGCGCTTTCTGTAGCGTGTACAGAATGTCATACGCTTCGCGATCTTTAATGATTGGATCTGGTTTAATCCAAAACTCGTCGTTCAATGCGGCATGAATTTTCTTTGATTCAAGCAAGCTCTTGTGATACGTGTAAGCTGATCGCATTCTAAAACGAAAGTAATCATAGTACTCTTGATTCATTTCACCGTAAGCGCTGAGACCCATAAGCTTTCCAGAAACGTCCAGTATTTCTGTTTCTGCAAAGATTTTGCAAGCCGCACCTGTTCGCATATAAATCTTAGAATGACAGAAAGCGGAATTCTTCGCATTCACCTGTTTGAAATTATCAAACTCGCTAGTGCGAAAGGCAGTATCGTCGCCTTGACCATCCCATGAAATAACAGCGCAACGATCAAACGGCGCTTGAATGTAACCACACCATGCATGTGCATCGTGGTGGTGCACACGATTCATTTTTAAAATACCATGCCGAATCAATCTTCTGTCAAAGAACGAACCATGAAAGGTAACGGTCTTAAAATGAAATTCCTCGAAAGCATTATTAATGTTGTAGTTTTGTTTTAGATGTTTTAAAACAAAATCTACTGCGCCATAATACTTATCTCTTTGATCTTTGGTGACTGGGCTTTTGAGGCGAAAGCCCTTGTCGTTAGTGATTCGTTCTAGTTCGTAAATATAAAACTTATCTTTTTCAGGATCGTAAACAGTGATGTTACTGTCATGACCACCTTCAAATAAAGAGATAACTGGTT